TCCGCCTCTGCCAGCTTCGAGTCCGGAACGTCCTTTGCGGCTTACTGCGGCTTAACGAGTGGACGCTTTGTCCGTTATGCCCTGCGGGGCGCTCAAGCCTGAAGCCAGGAGCTTCGGGGTGCTGCTTAATTTCGGCGACAGAATAGCATGACTGAAAAAGCTTGTCAAGAATTATTTTCGTTATTAAGAAGATATTTCTTGATCTGGCGTTATAATTCGCTTATAATGGCAGCCACTATGAAGATAAATACAAAAAAAATGGAAAAAGAACGAAAGGCGACGGGGCTGGGCAAAATGGCCTTTTCGCGAAAGTGCGGGATGACAGCTTCGACTTACGGCAAGATTTTGCAAAGTAAATCAACGACTTTGAAAACGCTTTCAACGATTGCCGACCTGTTAAACGTTGACCCGAAAGATTTGCTGATATGAATATTGGAGGTAGTTATGCAGAATAAAACAAACGGATACCAATATTTTTTGAAAAAGAAAGACATCGTTGACAAACAATCAGGATTTGAGCCTGAAAATATTAATACTCAATTATATGACTTCCAGTCTGCTATTGTTCGATGGGCATGTAAACGTGGGAGGGCGGCGATATTCGCGGACTGCGGTCTAGGGAAAACTCCCATGCAATTGGAATGGGCACGGCAGGTTCATTTGCATACAAAACAGCCGATTTTAATTCTCGCTCCCCTAGCTGTGTCAAGGCAGACTAGGCGTGAAGGTGAAAAGTTTAATATCAAGGTTAATATATGCGAATCTCAAGATGATGTCGTTAATGGAATTAACATAACAAACTACGAGAAACTCCATAAGTTTGACGCTGGTTCATTTATAGGTGTTGTGCTTGATGAATCATCAATATTAAAATCATATACAGGAAAATTCAGAAATTACATTATAGAATCATTTCAGAAAACACCATATAAACTCGCTTGCACCGCTACCCCAGCTCCGAATGACTTTATGGAACTTGGGAATCATTCCGAATTTTTAAATGTTTTATCACGGGCAGAAATGCTTTCCTTGTTTTTCATCAACGATACATCTAACGTCGGGACGTGGCGATTAAAGGGGCACGGTGAGGATAAGTTTTGGAAATGGTTATGCTCATGGGCGGTTATGCTGTCAAAACCATCTGAGTTAGGTTTTAATGATAATGGTTTTATCCTTCCAGAATTAAATATCATCGAACACATTATTGTATTTGGCAAACCACTTGAGGGATGTCTTTTCCCTCAAAAAGCAGAAACATTGCAGGAACGAAGGCAAGCTCGCCGAGAGTCAATAAATGAAAAGATCGGAATGATTAAACAGATTATTACCGATGATGAATCATGGTTGGTCTGGTGTGATCTTAACAATGAAAGTGAATCAATTTCAAAAGCTATTAACGCTACGGAAATCACCGGCGCTCAGGACAATGAATTAAAAGAAAAATACTTACTTGGATTTGCAACTGGTGACTATCAAATGATCGTTAGTAAACCAAAGATTGCCGGTTTTGGTCTTAACTTTCAGCATTGCCACAATGTAATCTTTGCAGGTCTGTCAGATAGCTACGAGGCATTTTATCAGGCGATCAGGCGCTGTTGGCGGTTCGGCCAGAAGTCCCAAGTAAACTGCCATATCATAACCACTGATATTGAAGGGAATGTTGTTGAAAATATAAAACGAAAAGAAGCAGATGCATTAAGAATGAGAAAGGAAATGTTTGAACATATGCAAGACATAACTAAATCGGAGTTACACGAAAAGTCAGTATCAAGTTTTGACTATAAGACGGACGTTTATAAAAATCATCGGTATGAGCTTCATCTGGGTGATAATATTGATCTAATTAAAGAATTGAAAGACGATTCAATAGGATTTTCGATATTCTCGCCGCCTTTCGCCAGCTTATACACCTATACAAATTCAATCAGGGACATGGGTAATTGCCGGAATAAAGAAGACTTTTTGAACCACTTTAAATTCCTCGTCACTGAATTACATCGGGTTATGATGCCTGGACGTTTAGTGGCTATCCACTGCATGAATTTACTCATGACCATAACACGTGACGGAATAATTGGAATGCACGATTTCAGGGGGGATATTATTCGATTGTTTCAGTCTGAAAACTTCATATTTCATTCTGAAATTTGCATATGGAAAGATCCGCTTATACAAGCAGTAAGAACGAAAGTATTATCATTGGCTCATAAACAAATATGCAAAGACTCAAGCCGCTGCGGGCAGGGTATCCCTGATTATATCGTTGTAATGCGTAAACAAGGAGAAAATCCAATACCTATTGAGCATAAGCATGGATTAACTGAATATATCGGAGAACGTGAGTTTATTAACACAAACTACAACAAAGACCAAAGGAAAAACAAATTAAGCCATGAGATATGGCAACGGTATGCATCTCCGGTATGGTTCGACATTCGGCAAACAAGAGTTTTATCAACCGATATTGCGAGAGATGAAAAAGATGAGAAACATGTATGCCCACTCCAGATGGACACTGTAGAAAGATGTCTTGAATTATGGTCTGCACCTGGCGATATAGTATTAGACCCTTTTTCTGGTATAGGAACAGTCCCATATTGTGCAACTGCTATGGGTAGGTATGGTATTGGTTTTGAATTAAAGGAAAGTTACTGGAAACAATCAATTAAAAATCTTGAATATTTAGAATCAAAAGAGAAACAGGGAGAATTATTGTCATTATGCAGTTAAAAAAACATTCATTAATAGAAAGCATTACTAATGTAATCGTTGGATACGGAGTTGCATTATTATCTCAAATAATAATTTTCCCGATATTTGGGATAAAAGTAACTATCCGTGATAATGTTTTAATCGGGTTGTTTTTTACTGTTGTATCAATAATCAGGTCGTATGCGTTACGCCGTATTTTTAATAAATTAACTGACAAGGACATCACATGATTAAAAACTATCTACGCGGATTCACCCGTCTGGCCGTTGTCGCCGGCATCCTGCTGGCGGCGTGGACTTTTGTTTTTCTTGCGATCTATGGGGCAGTAAGATTGGCGGAAAGGTTCGGGTTGTGCTGATGAAAAGACGCAAAATCAGAATCCAGTGCAAGTGCCGGACCTGCGGCAAGATTTGGATGGATCGTAGGCAACTGGATATTTGTGCGGACTGCACCAGGAAAGGTGATAGACATGAAACAAAAACCGATTAGCGAAAAGGATATCACGAAGCAGATCAGAAGCCTTCTTAAGACGTTCGGTATATTTCACTGGAAGGTCTGGCAGGGCATGGGATCCGCCCCAGGAGTCCCCGATATCGTCGGAATACTGGCAGACGGGCGTTTTTTAGGGATTGAGGTGAAAACAGACCGCGGAAAATTGTCACCTCATCAAGAGCGGTTCATTGCCAATATAAACGATGCCGGCGGACTGGCCTTTGTGGCGCGTTCGGTGAATGATGTGATCGATAAGCTCGGACTGCAAGATAGATTTTTAATTCACTAAAATAGCTTGACACCCGGCCGCCGGATTCAGTTGTTCGGAAATGCCGAACATCTGACGCTTGACATCCGGCGCGGTGTGTGTTATATTTCGAACATGAGGTAAGAGACAAGGCATGAACAAAGAAATAGAAAGACTCCACAAAAGGCAACTTGCAAGGCTGTTATCACACCTTGAAAAAACAGGACAACTCACTCCAGAACTTGCACAGGATTTAAAGCGGGCGTATGGATTTGTGTTTGAAGACATTAAAAATTTATTGAAGAGACAAGGCGGGGATAAAATATGGGTAGAACAACAAAACAAGGAATAGACTATTTTTCTCTTGATGTTCAATTCGATGACAAAACTGAATTGTATTTACTTGAGACAGAAGCAATCGGACTCTCCGTGATGATTACGCTCTGGCAATTAATATATCAAAACGAAGGATATTTTATAACAAATTCAGAGGATCTGCGGCTTTTAATTAAACGCAGGATAAATGTAAGCATAAATAACATAAATGAATGCATTAATGCAATGTTAAGACGCGGAATTTTTGATAACGATCTTTGTAAAAAACACAATATTTTAACTTCTAAGGCCATACAGAAACGTTATTTTGATGCTGCCAAAAGAAAAAAAGAAGTGAGGGTCGTTAGGAATTTTATCTTAACAAACCTCGATCAATATGAAAACCTTGTAGATGTCAACATAAATGGGATAGATGTTGGAATAAATGCCATAGATGTTGGAATAAATGCCACAAAGGAAAAGGAAAAGGAAAAGGAAAAGGAAAAGGAAAAGGAACTTAAGGCTAGTTCGAGGTTAAGCAATGGTGAATTAACCATTAACGAACGGTTAGAAACATCAGCCAACGCTTCATATAAAATTCCATACAAAGAAATAATTGACTACCTTAATTTGAAAACCGGTAAGAATTTTAGCAACAGTTCAAGGGAAACAAGAGCGAAGATAAAAGCCAGGTGGGGTATTAATGGTAACCAGAGATCATTGCGGGATTTTAAAACCGTTATTGATAATAAATGCGCTCAATGGTTAAAAGATGAAAAAATGTTTTCTTACTTACGGCCAGAAACATTATTTGGGACAAAGTTTGAGTCATATCTGCAAGACGTGCCGCTTCCATCACGAGCAAGCCCACAACAAAATACAATGTTTATTGATTGCCCAGCATGCGGTAAAAGAGTGTCAAAACAATCTGAATTAATTGAAGACGGCTGTATATGGTGTAAGCATGGAAAATCAGACAAAATATAAAACATGTGACGCGCATGCGTCACGGGTAATGCCGCACGACGAACAGGCTGAAATGGCTGTTATCGGATCGATGTTGTACGACAATGAGTGTATTGATAATGTACATTTATCTCCTGATGATTTTTACTCGACGGCAAACAAAATAATATTTACGGCAATTATGGATATTGTGAACAGTGGCCGTGTTGCTGATTTAGTAACGGTTTGCGAAGGTATTTCAACAGCAGGAAATATGAAAAAATGCGGCGGCCCGGCGTATATCGCTGAGACAATAGATGCTGTCATTTCTCCGGCATCTGTCGGATCATACGAGCAGATCGTCAAGGAAAAATCTATTGAGCGCCAGATAGTTGCGGAGTCTCAGCGAATGATTGAGGCCGTTTATGATCCATCAGAAAACAGTAAAACAAAACTCGAAGAAGCTCAAAAAACGATATTGAATTTATCGTTGACCAAAGGATCGGATACGCTCCAAGGCGCAAGAGAAATTTGTAAGAAAACATTCGCTGGGATTGAATATCGCTATCAAAACAAATTCTCCATGATTGGACATCCAACAGGACTTTGCGACTTGGACTCAGCTACTTCCGGACTGATTTCTGGTGACCTGATCATTATAGCAGGCCGCCCAGGCATGGGAAAGTCAGCGTTGGCCGGTAATATCGCGGCAACGGTGGCAGCAAGTGGAGTATCGGTACTACTGTTTAGCCTGGAGATGCCGGCTGAATCTGTTATGACCAGGATCATATCTCGGGAGTCGGGGATTAATTCGCGAATCCTCAGAAGGGGTCAATTAGCCGAAACACAATGGTCATCAGCGGTCCATGCTACGGAATCAATATCGGTCTGGCCTATTTTTATTGACGATAGAGCAGATATTACACCTACGGAAATCATGGCTAAAGCGCGTAAATTAAAAAAAGAACAGGGGTTGGGTCTTTTGATCGTCGATTACATTCAGCTTGTCTGCCCCGCTGGGAAACACGAAAGTCGGGAGCAGGCTGTGGCTGAAATAAGCAGGACGCTAAAGGCGATTGCACGCGAATTAGAGATCCCAGTCATCGGGTTGAGCCAACTGAATCGTCAAGTTGACAGCAGGCCAAACAAACGGCCGATGCTTTCCGATCTCAGGGAATCCGGTGCCATCGAGCAGGACGCGGACATTATAATATTTATTTATAGGGACGAAGTTTATAACAAAGCAGAGGATAATCCACATCGGGGAATCGCGGAAATAGATATTGCCAAGCACCGCAACGGGGAAACAGGGCGGTTTGATGTCATTTTTGACGCACGGACGCAGCATTTCAAAAACAAGGCACGGATATGAGGAGGTGGACGATGACGAGTGAAGAATTGTTGAAGCGCAGAATATACTTGAAAAAACAATTAATTGAATTAACACAAGAGGAAATCAAGAAGCTTGAAGAAGTTCTCGAAGACCAGGAAAGGATGAACAATGACCGCACCGGAGAACGCCGCGATACTATTGTTGGCTGAAGCGCTGGATAAGTGAGGGGATCACTGCCGCCAGGTTGAGGCGGCGCTGATCGAGATGCACCAGCGATATGACAAGCTTCGGGCGCGGCTGGACAAGCGCGACGCAGGGGACTTGTCGAACGTGAACAATTAG